GCTCAAGAAGCACAAATGGCACAGATTGAGTTCCAGAAGTCACAGACTGCAGCTTTGGCTAGTCAGGCTGCTGAGTCTCAGTCAAGAGCACAAAAAATGGCTATGGAAACACAACTTATGCCTTCGGAGCTTGAGATTGACCGTATCAAAGCAGTTACCACGAATATTCGTAAGGGAACCGAAGACGACAAAGAGTTTGAACGTAGGCTGAAAGTTGCAGACATGTTACTCAAAGAAAGACAACTTGGGGTACAAGAAAAGAACGCAGCAGACAAAGAACTAAAGGATAAGGAGTCTTCGGAACTTGAGCAACAACTCATGTCACGGTTGACCTCTGATGGACGTTAGAGTACTACTCCTCGCTCTTGACGACAAGTTTAGCGGCCTCATGAAAAAACTTGAGGACCGTGTAAGCAAAGTCAAAGCCATGAAAGGCGACACTGGCCCTGCTGGTGTTGCTGGCCCTAAAGGTGACGTAGGCCCTAAAGGGGACACTGGACCTGAAGGAAAGCAGGGCAAAGACGGCAAGGACGGTAAAGACGGGAAGGACGGAGAAGAAGGCAAAGAAGGAGTAGGGGTACAAGACGCCTCAGTGGACTTTGACGGCCATTTGGTCCTTACTTTGACTAACGGTGAAGAGGTAGACGCAGGGGCCGTGAAGGAGCTTAACGAAGCTCAGGCACCCAATGTCTACAACATCTCTATGGGTAGTATGGCTAGTCGTGCTGACCTTAAGAACGCTACGGCTAAGATTATCACGAGTAATCACACCACAGGCGGCTCTGAGATCCTAAAGGTTACTTCTGGTGTCGTGGTTCACTTAAGAGAGCACCCGCAGAACCGAGAGACCGTTATCATCAATTGTCGTACTGATGACAGGATTGACATCGTAGGTGAGATTAACATTGTCAACATGTCTTACTACGACATAGCCCAGTACAACGTAGATGAATTTGGACTTGGTAGTATTATTGTAGAACAAGACGACACCACGATACACCTAGTGTACATCCAAGAATTTAAAGAGTGGTTGGCAATATAATGAGCTATGTACCTCAATCAAGAGCAGACCTAGCTACTGCTACTCCTTATACCTTAACTTCAGACCACACTACGTCTGGAACAGAGATTCTTAGGTGTGCTGCAGACGTAGACATTATTTTAAACTCAGCACCTAAAGACAGAGAAACAGTCGTCATGTACTTAGCTACGGCTAATACGGTAAACATTACTGGGGACATTAGGATATATAGTGCTGCTCTGTACAACATAGCCCAATTTAACATCGATGAGTTTGGGGGATCAACCTTAACTTTTAACACACAACACGCCACAGCACATCTTATGTACGTAAGAGACTTTGAGGAGTGGCTTGCAATTTAACAACCAAGAGGATAATCATGCTAACGGACAAAGAACTAAGTGTTCTCCTAAAACACATTGACAAACAATTTGAAGACAAGTGGCAACAAATTAAAAACTTAGAACTAAAAGTAGAGGAGCTTTCCAATGGCAAAGGAGAAGGACCCAAGACTAACAAGGGCGGGAGTAAGCGGGTTCAACAAACCAAAGAGGACTCCTAGTCATCCTACTAAGTCGCACGTAGTAGTTGCCAAAGAAGGTGACGAGATTAAAACCATTAGGTTTGGACAACAAGGAGTTAGCGGTGCGGGTGCAGCCCCTAAGTCTGAGAAAGACAAAGCCAGACGCAAATCATTTAAGGCTCGCCATGCAAAGAATATTGCAAAAGGTAAGATGTCAGCGGCTTATTGGGCCAACAAGGAGAAATGGTAGTGGCAGGTCTATATGATAATATCCACGCAAAACGCAAACGAATCGCTGCGGGTAGTAAGGAGAAGATGCGTAAACCGGGTTCCAAAGGTGCCCCCAGCGCAAAAGCCTTCAAACAAGCAGCCAAAACAACCAAAGGGAGAAAGAAGTAATGCCTAAAGTAGCAGGAGTTAAGTACCCGTACACCAAAACTGGAGTTGCAGCGGCTAAGAAAGCAGCTAAAAAGAAGAAGAAGCCAATGAAAAAGGGCTACTAAATACTTCTTGACTTTAACCCAAAAATATGCTATACTATAACTGTAGTATTAACTAAAGGAAACTTATGACACCCGAGCTTGAAACTTACTTTGACAACTACAACAAACTCTTCAATCACGAAGGTTTCAAACAACTCGTTCAAGAGCTATCCTCAAATGCAACTAAATTAGCTGACATTCAGTCAGTTAAAGATACCGAAGATCTCTTCTTTCGCAAAGGCCAAGTTGCTGCTTTAGCTTCTGTAATTAACTTAGAAGCAACAATTACAGTAGCTAGAGAACAAGCAGAAGAAGAAGAAGTAGATGATTAAAGTATACGACTTCCGTTGTGAAAATGGACACGTATACGAAAAGTTCGTAGCCTCTAGCACTGCTGAGAGTAGGTGCAATTGCGGTGCTAGTGCTACAAAAATGGTGTCTGCCCCGGCTTTTATACTTGATGGACACACTGGGGACTTCCCCGGTAGACACATGAAGTGGGTAAAAGAACACGAACAAGCAGGCAAAAAAACTCAATCTCCATAATGACTAAGTTCACGGAGTTTAATTATGTCTAGAGCAACACTGGTGGATATGCAGCCTGAAGAGGAAACTGCAGATACCCTAGAAAACGAAGAACCCGTAGAGACTCAACTACAAGAAGAAGTTGAACAACCTCAACAAAACCCTACAGTACCTGATAAGTACCAAAATAAGTCCTTAGAAGAAGTAGTGCAGATGCACCAAGAAGCTGAGAAGCTTTTAGGTCGTCAGTCCTCAGAAGTAGGGGAACTTCGTAAGGTTGTAGATGACTTTATTACAAGTCAACCACAACAACAAGCACCTCAACAATACGTTGAGCCTGAAGACGATATAGACTATTTTACAGACCCTCAAGCAGCCGTTAATCGTGCTATTGAGAACCACCCTAAAATTAGAGAAGCACAAGAGTACTCCACTCAGTACAAAAAACAAGCGTCTCTGGCCTTGCTTAATGGCAAACACCCAGAAATGCAGGATATCCTTAAGGACCCTAAGTTTGCTGATTGGATTAAGGCTTCAAAGATTAGGACTCAGTTGTTTGTAGAAGCTGACCAACAGTACAATGCTGATGCTGCAGACGAACTGTTTTCACTCTGGAAGGAGCGTAAGACAGTAGCGGAGCAGACAGTGCAAGTTGAGAAACAAGCACGTAAGCAACAACTTAAGGCAGCTAATACAGGCGGAGCACAGGGTAGTTCTGAAGTAAGTCGTAGAAAAGTATATCGCAGGGCCGACATTATTAAACTAATGAAAACAGACCCAGAGCGTTACCAAGCTTTATCAGAAGAGATACTGAAAGCATACGCGGAGGGTCGAGTCAAATAATCTAAAAGGAGATTGACATGGCTAACGAATCGACCGCTGTTTATCCAACAGCAAACTCTTTTGTAGACAAAACTGCAGCAGGAACTTTTATTCCAGAAATCTGGTCTGACGAGATTATCGCTGCTTACCAAAAAACTTTAAAAATGGCCCCTCTTGTCAAGAAAATTGGCATGAACGGTAAGAAAGGTGACAAGCTTCACATTCCTAAGCCTACTCGTGGTGCTGCCGCTGAAAAAGGAGAATCTGCTGCAGTAACAATTCAAGCAAACCTTGAAGGCGAACTGACTGTAGACATCGACCGACACTTTGAGTACTCACGTCTCATCGAAGACATCGTTGAAGTCCAAGCTTTAAACAGCCTCCGTCAGTTTTACACTGAAGACGCTGGTTACGCTCTGGCTACTAAGATCGACACTGACCTCCACTCTTGTGGCACTGGTTTTGGCGACGGTGGTGCAGTTGTGTTTGGCGCAGCTTCTACTGACTATGAGCACACTGGTTGTTTCTTCAACGACAACGGCGTTACGACTCAGTACACTGACGACACCTTAGTTTCTGGTGATGACTTTACTGATGCTTTCTTCCGTGACATGATTCAGAAGATGGACGACAACAATGTACCGATGGAAAATCGAGTACTTGTTATTCCTCCTGCTACTCGAAATGCTATCATGGGGATTGACCGATACGTGTCTTCTGACTTCGTAGGTGGTCGTGGTGTTGAGTCTGGCTTAATCGGTAACTTGTACGGCGTTGACGTATATGTCTCTGCAAACTGTGCAACTATCGAAACTGCTGCTCAGAACTCCGTAGCTAGTGTAGACACTCGTGCTGCTCTGCTCTTTCATCGAGACGCTATTGTTCTCGCAGAGCAGTTGTCAGTACGTTCACAAACCCAGTACAAGCAGGAATACTTGTCAACTCTGTTCACGGCTGACTGCCTGTACGGTGTTGAAGTATACCGTCCTGAAGCTGGTTTCGTTCTTGCAGTTCCTTCTGCCTAAGAACTCTAAGGGGGTCTTCACAGGCCCCCTTTTTCTTTTTTAGCCCTCTCACACCTCGGGCAGCATAGTAGTCAATATCAGAGGATAGACCATGAGTAATTACACCAAAACCGTTGACTTTGCCGCAAAGGATACTTTACCTTCAGGTGACAGCGGCAAAATTATTAAAGGAACTGAGTTTGAAACTGAGTTCGACAATATCGCAACAGCAGTTGCAACCAAAGCAGACTCTGCAGCTCCCACGTTTACTGGGACTTCAGTATTCACAAACTTAGACATTAATGGTACTGTACAAGCAGACGGAGCAGTAACAGTAGGTGTAGACGACACGGGTTACGACGTTAAGTTCTTTGGTGCTACCGCAGGTAAAAGCCTATTGTGGGACGAAAGTGCTGACAGCTTAATTGTCACAGGTACTACTACTTTAGTTGGTACTACTAATTTAGACGCCGTAGACATTGATGGTGCTGTAGACTTTGCATCTACAACAGCTCACGCAGGTAATGCAACTTTTGCTGAAAATGCCAAAGCCATCTTTGGTGATAATGATGACCTACAGATTTATCATGATGGTAGCCATAGCTATATTAAAGATGCCGGTACAGGCCAACTACGTTTGTTAGCTGGAACTAATGTTCAAATTTGGAACGCTGATGCTACAAATCTTGCCGCTAACTTTAACGGCGACACTCAAACGTCTTTGTACTATGCGGGAGACTCAAAACTAGTCACCACAGCCACAGGCATTGATGTGG